GTCGGCAAGCTCATTGACACTATCGCCGTACAACCCTTTGGTGGGAAATACGACGTGAGCCATGTTATGTGGTCGGTTAAATCCGAAGCCACATACAAGGTGTATGTCACATGGGGCAGCGCGAGTTCCTGGTCGCCCAATGTGGTGCTAGTAGGAACTTGCGGTGTCAAGGTCTTTGAACGGTATACAGGGTATCCAGCTTCCTCTGTTTTCTTAACAGATGGAAGTTTGTCTCCGGAGCAGCAGGTGCTAGGTCTTGCGATGCTAGAACAAAAGCGTCGCTAAACCTTTAACATTAAGCTGCCTTTCATAGACACCTTCTTTTTCGCAAAGTTGCGATGAAAGTTGGTGCCTATTAATGCGAGGTGCCAAGGTGCTTGCAAACGATCTTACGCTCGATAAAGCGGACGGAACCGACCAGATTTTCCGCCTGACCAATACTGATCAGACTGGATCTCGTCGGATCGACATCGCCAGTACTCTTTCTCTCCCGTCTGTGCTTCAAATTAAGCACAGCTCGAGTGGAAAGAGTCCAAACGTTGTGGATCGACATCTTGTTCAAGTGAACAAGACTGTCGCGTCTGCTGTCGGAAGCGTTACGGTGAATGCCAACTTTACGTTGACGATTCCCCGTGACGTTGCTGTAACAAGCGTGGTTATCGCTGATGTGGTTTCCACATTGCTCGATTTCCTCACCGACTCGTCTCTGACTGGCTATGCCAGTCATGCGAATCTCGATGCCATCCTGCGAGGGGAAAGCTAATAGCTCTCTTATCCCCCCGGATGAGATCTGTTACCATCTTCGCAAGATGATACTTGCACCCTAGGTCGCAAGTGGGTGCGCAAGCGTTACTTGGCCTTGGAAGGTCGCCTTGAAACAAGGTCCCTTGAAAAGCCAAGAGGAGATATTTTATCTCCGCCTGCATGCGCAGCTTGTTCGGAGTGGTCCTCTCGAGATCGATTCATCAGTACACAAATCCCTAGGAAGGGATGTCGAGACCTTAAAGTCTCGCTTCTCTTCCGAAGGACTCGCCTTCCTGACC